TGTTCTACTATTCCATTAAATATTAAATATGCACAATATGAATTAGCTAGAGCTTTAGCAAATGATACCAGTGCTATTACTGGCACTACTGGTAAAAATGGTAATTTTGAAGAGGTCGCTCTTGGTGATCTTAGGGTTAAATATAATACTGACAGTCAGGGAACTGGTTCTATAAATAATATTATGGATGTTTACCCGTGGTTACAAAGTTATCTTGGAGCGTATATGCTAGGTGGAGCAGGTGCTTTTCAGATGAGGGTAGTTAGAGGATAATGGCAGGTCAATTAGATTCATTATTTAAAAACGCAGCTAAAAGTGTTGTTTCACAATTAGGTGCTTCTTTAGATCATACTATTACTTATACAAAAAAAGGATTGTCTAGTTATGACGTAGAGACAGGAAGGCAAGTTACAGTAGATACAACATATTCAGATATAAAAGTTCCAATATCTTTCATAAGATCAGAAGAAGAAACTGGTCAGGAAATGAGACAAGCAAAATTATATATTACACCTGACCTTATAGGTAATAATCAAATAGATATGGATGATGAAATTACATTAAGTTTTGGTGGTTCTAATAGAGTTGCACAGATAGTTGACATTGACACCAAAAAGGGTGGGCAGATCTATTTATTTAGTGTTCTGGTGCGGTTCTAATGACAATAAGAAATGTAAGAAATTTACCTAAAGATTTAGATAAAAAAATTAGTAGAGATTTTAATAGGCTTATAAAAGACGTTCATGCTAAGTTATCTACAAAAAAAAGAAGTCCAGTATGGACAGGATTTTTTGCTTCTAGCTGGGAAGCATCAACCAGTGCTATTCAACCTACGGAAATAGCGGAAAATTTTGAACCCTGGAAATCAATAAAATTTGAACGTAGTTTAGATTTTTTTACAAGACAAAAAGCTGGTCCTCCTTATACAAAACAAACACCACCTAAAAATCCTAAAATTAAACCAAGATTTCCTGTAAGAAGAGCATTTAATTATAAAAAATCAGTATTTATTGGTAATAGAACTAAATATTCTGTATATGCTTTAGAAGGTGGTAAAGTTCAATCGTTTATTCAGGGTTCTTTAGGTAAAATGATACAAGAAAATATGTCAGACAAAGGAAGATTATTTATTGGTGGTGGCGTTAGTGAAAAGTTTGGTTCTTCTGAGCCAAGTGTTAAGTATACGGAGTTTTCTAAATGACTTTAGTTAGTACAAGAGCAGCATTTGAAAAAGCAGTGACAGACAAGGTTTCAGACGTTGACCCTACTGTTTTAATGGTTTATGACAACGTGCATTTCACAACTCCTGGAAAAACTAAAAAATATATTTTAATGAGTGTAGACTTTAATCAATCAACTTTGCAGAATCAAGGAGCAGCTTCAAGTTATTACGCTGGTGTCATTCAATGTAATGTTTACGTTCCAAAATCCAAAGGTACCTCTGTTTTGTCTGAAGTATGTGAAGCAGTTATTGATGGTTTGACTTCAGTAAATGCTTCTAATTATACAGATACATTTAGTTGTAAACCCAGAGTATTAGATATAAATGGTCCAACTCCGTTGGAAATAGAGGATAGAAGTCATTTCATTGGAATAATATCTTGTCAATTTTCAGCAAACGCCTAGTATAATAGAATAGCAATCTAATAAATTTATGGAAGCAATAGAACTTCTCAAGAACAAATTTGGTGTTCAACAAAAATATTTGTATGAATTAAAAGACGGAGATGTGACAGTTTTAGAAATTTACTGGAATCCACTAACTATTGCAGAAAGAGAATCAATCGTTGGAATGTCTGGAGACTCAGCATCAAGTGAAGATTTTGCATTAAATCTTATGATTCAAAAAGCATTAGATAAAGATGGCAAAAGATTATTTCAAGATGGGCATAGAGCATCACTAAGAAGAGAAATAAATGCTGGTGTTTTACAAGAAATTCAACTTGCAATGTTAAATTCTGGTGCTCAGTATAAGTTGGAGGAAGCGAAGGCAGATTTAAAAAGCTAGAAATGATTGGTTTTTTATGTTTTTCTTAGCTTCAGAGTTAGGAATGACAATTCAAGAACTTACCAGTAAATTAACGCAAGAAGAATATATAAACTGGCTTGCTTATTATGAGTTGAAAAAAGAATATGAGGATAAAGCCTATGAAGATGCAAAGAAAAAATCGCAAGCAAGAAAACGCTAAAAGCGGTACACTAAAATAAAGTTTTGTTTTTACTGTGGCCGAATACGGTGTAAATATAAATTTAAGAGTAAAAGGGCAATCTGGTCTTGATAGATTAAATGCAAAAGTAAAACAATTAACAAAAAGTGTAGATAATATTCGTCAGATAGATATAATGAATCCTCGAAATACAGGGGGTGCAGGAGGAAAAGGTGCTCGTAATGATTTAAGAAAGTATAGACAAGATATGGAGGATCTTGTCAAAGTAGTCAATAAATCTAAAGGAGTTTTTGGAAAGACTAGAAATCAACAACTTGCAGCAATAGACGCTTTACAAGAATATTCAAATAGTTTAACTATTGGTTCAAAAAAACAAAGAGATGCAGTAGCAGCTACCTTGAGATTAACTCGTCAAACTGATCTTGATACAGTTTCAATACTTGAAAATACTAAAGCAAGAAAACAAAATATAGCTCTTTCAAGAATGATTGGAAGAAGAGTTGGTGGCGGTGGTGGCGGTGGAAATCCTTTCCCTATGGGAAACCCAAAAGGAACTGGTGCGGCACTATCAAGTGGACTTATTTCTGGTGCGTTTCCATTGTTATTTGGACAAGGAATAGCTGGTGGTGCTGCTGGTTTTGCTGGTGGTTTTATAGGAACTAAAGCTGGTGGGAAAATGGGAGGTTTTGCAGGAGGTCTTGTTGCTACTGCTGTTCTTCAACAGTTAACAACTCTTGCACAAAATATGTCAGAGCTTGGTAGGGCATTTGACGAACTTAACCCAAATGTTCAAGCTGTTACTGGTGCTTTAGGGTTAGCTGGTTCTGTAGAAGAAAAAAGACTTTTATTGATAGAAAAAACTCATGGTGCTCATGTTGCATTAGCGATGGTTACTGAGGAAATGAATCAGGTAATAGGAGAGCAGGGAGTGAAAAATTTAACTGAGTTTGCAGAAGCTAGTCGTTTAGCTGGAAATCAATTTAAAAAAGCAATGACAAGAATACAGGCTGCTATTGCTCCATTTATGTCAATGTTTTTAGTTGATGCACAAAGAGCAGAAAATAGAAGACTTGCAAATTTAACAGGAGATAAACGACTTGCAGACATGAGGAGTGAGCTTGAAACATTAGAAGGAACTACTGTCACAGGAAGATCAGCTAATAAAAATAGACAAAATAAAATAAATCAATTAAAAGCTGAAATTTTAGCAAGAGAAGAATTTTTAGCTAAAACAGGAAAAGGAATAGAATTAGAAAAACTTAGAAATCAACAGTTTGAATCTGCAACAAAAAGTTTAGAAGATCAAAATATGTTTTTACAAAATCAACTTTTATTAGGTCAACAAGGAGCAGAAATTGAAAAATTAAAACTTGCAACAGCAAAAGAAATGGGAATTGCAGTTAAAGATTTATCACCAGAACAAATAAAACAACTAGAAAATCTTATAAAAACAAGAGATGAATTACAAAAATTAAATGAACTTTATTCAAGTATCGCTTCAACAGTAGAAACAGGTTTAGTTGATGCGATAGAAGGTGCAATAAATGGCACTAAAACTCTTGGAGATGTTGCTCGTAGTGTGTTTGCTCAAATTCAAAGATCTCTTATTCAGTATGGTGTTAACGCTTTTCTTGGTGGTTTACCTGGAGGCATAGGTAAATTTTTCTCAGGAAGAGCTAATGGTGGTCCTGTTAAAGCTGGTGGTAGTTATATAGTAGGAGAACGTGGGCCTGAAATGTTTAGCCCAGGTGTATCGGGAACTATTACACCAAATCATGCTCTTGGTGGTTCAACCAATATCGTTGTAAACGTAGATGCTTCTGGATCGTCTGTTGAAGGTGATGAAGCACAGGGTAGAGAGCTTGGTCGTCTTATATCAGTTGCAGTACAATCTGAAATAGTACAGCAACAAAGACCAGGAGGATTACTTGCATAATGGCTACTTTTCCTTCAATAAAGCCTACATATGGACAGCAGAAAAGGTCTGCACCATTAACTCGTACTGTTCGCTTTGCAGACGGTTATGAACATCGTCTTATTTTTGGTTTACCACAAAATCAAAATCCAAAAATATTTAACTTTACCTTCAACGTATCAGAAACAGAGTCAGACACTATAGAGACATTTCTTGACGCAAGAGCAAATGATAGTGCCAGCTTTACTTTTACACCTCCAGGTGAAAGTTCATCTTCTCAATTTGTTTGCGAACAATGGAGTAAATCGATACCTTATAACAATAGAGCGACTATTCAAGCTACCTTTAGACAAGTATTTGAACCTGCTTAACTATGTCAGTAAATACATCTGTTTTTACAAACTTATTATCTACTAACCCGTCTGCAATCATAGAGTTATTTACTCTTCAATTAT